CAAAGTCCTGACCCTGCGTATTGTACAGGACACATGCTTCATCGTACATCGACAACCTGTGGTCGTCACCAATTAAGACTTTTGACTTGGTACTCATTCGTTTGTTTGTGTTTGCTAAAGCTTGGTTGTTTTAATCCTACAGCCAGTGTACGGAATGCGTCAGCTCCGTGAGAGTTCTTATCGTGGACAGGTGTCTTACGAAAAACTCCTCGGCTAGAATCAAACTCTTTGTGGTAACCCTTGAGTGCTTCAAGTCCTGCGTAGCATCCATCCTTTGCAAACCAGCAACGGTTTAAGATATTACGCACGGCTTCAATGCCATCAATGATCGCCAGCTTCTTTACTGTTACAAATTTTAAACCTAGACCTCTGGCAGTCTCAAGCCGTGACTTACCAGTTCCTAACTCACGTACCTTAATATCGTGCGGTGCGTAGTGTTTGCCGTAGGTCACGTCTTTCTGATTAGACCACACATGTAAGTATCTTGCATAGTGGGGTAATCCTTCTCCACTGTTCTCGTAGTAGTGTACTACACGGATCTCATTCTTGAACAGCTGGACAAACCAAATGGTAGTAGCGTCATCCATTCCCAAGTCCCACGCCGTGTGAACTGGCAACATCGGATCTACTGCAATTGTATCCATCACACGTTTCTCCTTGTAAGCCTTGTTGATCTGCGCTCCGTAGTACGCGCCCTCGACTGGAGTCTTGAACGAACACATGTACTCCGATTGAAAGCGTGCTTCGTTGTTCAGTTCGTTACGAGCTTTACGAAGTTCATCGGCAGGTATCACCTTCGTGTCTTTGACCGACAGGTGACTACTATACCAGTCACCCTCCGACTGAGCTCGCAGTAGTACTTTGTAGAAATGGTTCTCGCCACGTGGCGTTCCATTAAACAATGCCCAGCCTCCGTTCTCCGCAAGAATCGGATTGATCAACTGCCACGCAGACGGATCTGAAATACTATACTCAGAGAATACTACGCCGATTGGATTCGCTCCCACCATTTTATCTGGGTCGTCAGATCCCATCAGTTGAATGACTGAGCCATTCTTCAGGTGAATACGCATCTCCTGTTCGCTCTTCTTCTCAACTACCTCCTTGGGGAAGTAGTCAATAAACTTCTTACCCTCACCTGTCATACCATTCCAGACAATACGTCGGGCTTGGTTGGCATACGGTAAAACATACCAGTACGTGCCAACACGTTGGAATGCTTTGATCGCCATGATATTGACGCACGTCAAATCTTTCCCAGCACGTCGATGCCATGCGACTACCGCACGTAACGACCGTTTCTTCTGAGACATATATTTCAGTAGCGGAAGCTGATACGGTCTCGGCTCCCAACCCTGTGCAGGTATTCTAACACTCATCTATTTCTTCATCATCCTCATCGTCCTTCACTTCTTCCCATTCCCACTCATCGTCTTCGTGGATTGCTGTAGTGCCTCCAGCTAGATAAGTGTCGTGGTATTGTAGTGCTGATTTTAATAATCCTTGTGCTGCGTAAGGGTCACTGAACCTCACGTCATATGCTAAGGGGTCTTCATCGTCAGACGCAATGATCACATAGTTGCGGAAATGTTCCCCAAGTATCGCCTGTGCATCTGAGATTGGTTCGTTGCTCATGTTTGTTCTTCGTCACTTACAAACTCATCATAGTCTCCCTCATTGTCAATCACCTCCGCCTCAACTATGTCTTTTATCTGACTCTTAGATACAGCACTGTAGTCCACAGTCATGATCTTCATCTCGCCAGTTATGTTCTGTTGGACATCTACACTCTTCAACTTTGGCTGTGTGTAGCTCGCTAGTTCCTTCCAAATTGCTATTTTCTCTTTTACGGGAACTTCCTCGTCCTTTGTAAAACTCATCAACTCTTCAATGGGGTTGACTCCTCTATCAGCGAACATTGCAAGAAGTGCCTTACGTTGCTCAGCTGGAGTAGGGGCTCTGCTCATCATATCAAGAAACTGTTGCTTGATATCCAGATCCTTTTCGACCTTAGCTAACTCCTTCTGCGCATCTTTCATGTCTACCTCAGCTTTCATTCGCTTACGATGACACCGAGATCTCTTCGCTGCCTGTTGCTTAATTACTTGCTTAGGAGTCTTCCCAGAAGCATACGTTCGTTTATCTGTTACTTTATCTTTCGTTTCGTCCACCATTTACATATAGAATCCTTCCATACGCTGTGTCAACTTAAAACAGGATGGAACACTTGGTACACCTATGGAACACTTTTTTCGGGGGGGTGTACCCAATTCTATTATATGATTATTAAGGACTTACAGAATCTGGTACACTTGGTACACTTTTTTCTGGGAAAATTTTATTTTTTATTTTTTTGTCTAGAAAAAGCGTACCTTCTGTTCCATATTTCATAAGTCGTTGATAAAGCTACAGACTTATAACATTCAAAAGTGTACCAAAAGGTGTGTCCAAGGTGTACCAAGTGTACCACAATTGTCTCTTTTGGACTACAACTACCATAACACCCCCTGAATCTGTTGAGCATTATCCCCCAAATTCCTGAAAACTGAAAATTGGATACGCAGGTAGGGACTCCTTGTGTGTCCCGATTCGTGAGCCCCCCATGCCCCCCCCATGTTCAATGTGCCGTGCCACATGCTCGGGGATTCACAGTACATCGTAGCCTTCAGCCTAATCCACATGCACCTCAAGTCCCCCCGATCATTACTCACGCAACCTGCGGAGGATAAATCGTTGGGCTAGAGGAGCTTACAGGACATATGCTACACCATACACGACTGACGGACGATGAAACACCCTATCAACACGCAAGAGACCAAAAAAACCCAACCAAAAAGACCCGAGGGCTGTTGCCAACCCACACCTCATGGCACTCTCCGATGATGAACGACTCACTATATGCGATCATCCCACACGACGGTCTCGACATTGCCCTGTTATCCACCCTTGAAGGAGCGCACCTCCCAAAGCTGGCATTAGTCACCGCTCTCGTCGCGCAAGCCGATTGCGAAGTGTTCAAGGCAACAGGCTGTCGTCATATCATTAAAGATCTCATGCTGATGGGCACTCTGAGCGACGTCTCTATCTGTTGACTTTTTGCATATTTGAGTTTTATCGGAACCTGAGTTTCTTTGAGCAACGTGCACACGGCTTATCTCTCGATGGTTTGCTGTGAAATTTGTGCTTAGGGTCATCACGAGTATCACAAAATCTTCATGAGCAGCTGAGCCGAATGGTTGATTAAAGCTTCTCTCATCTGCTCATAAAGATTTTGCGACACTCGTGACTCCTCCTAAGCACGCTCATCCGCTCTGGCAATCACAGATTGCTCAGTAGCGATGGCATAAATTTTCCCCGACCATCAAGAGAACGCTTTTCGTGAGCACGTTGCTCAAAGAAACTCAGAACCACGATAAAACACACAAACATGAAAAAAGGTAAAACAGCTAAAGCCGCCCCTCAGATCACCTCATCAGCATGGACTGTAATGACATGCCGACAGCCTGCAGCTCTTGAAGACTACGCACTAGTCTTACGCAACGATAGCGGAGACTACTGCAAGCTTTGGGACGCACACTCCTTCAAGCGTGGAGTAACGGTCACTGTCGAGACCATCGTCTGGGAGAACGGATATAGCGATTCGTTCATCATCGGATAGCACTCATCGAGCTGAGGGTTGGCAACAGCCCTCGGCTCTTTTTTCCGTCACAAAAAAACAAAAAAAAGAAACCAATATATACTATTATGAAAAACACATACACACTCAGTTACAACGTCAAAGATAATCCAAATTATGACTACGAAGAACAGTTCGACAACGCGCAAGTAGCAATTAAACGAGCTTGTCAAATCCAAAATACGTTTGATATAGACGGTGTAATATCTGTCTTTGATGATGATGGTGATATCGTAGTTGAAGTCGAATAACCCAAAACCAATATATACTATAAATAACATGGAAACAGTAATGAACATCATAACATTAGTACTAACAATAACAGCAACGCTAGGATTTATTATCGCAGTGTATGCATCGTATCTCATTATTACCTTCAATCGTGAACACAAGAAGTTCATATCCAAACACGAAATCAAATAATCAAAACCAATATATACTATGTTAGAAATAATCGCATTAATATTACTCATATCTTACGTCACAACCTTCGTTGGGATGTTCGTGTACCTTTATGTTAAACTCTCGAAGTTAATCAAATAAACCAATATATACTATGGAAAATATAATCATAACTATTCTTGCAATGTTCACAGCATTCCTAATATTCGGATGTTTCGTTACGTCATGGTTGTTCATCAAACAAGCGTGGAACGAACATCAATTCGAAAAACGTGTACGCGAAACTAAAAAGTTCCAAGAAATGCTTAAAAAAGTTAAACTCTAAAAACAAAATTTATACCCGTAACAGCACGAGCCCGTTCGGGTGTAGCTCGTGCTGATACGGGTTACAAATTCACATCAACACAAACACATATGTACAATAAAGACTATATCTCATCACTGATAACTGATATCCACAATACCGAACGGTATTCTGTTGAAAACAAAATGCTCTGGCGCAATCTGTACTCATCGGCTCGTCAACACGCTAAACACCTGCAACGTGACACTGCAGATACAGTGTTCGAACGTGAGCCTGACGACACAATGGTTCAGATAATCGTTGATCAATGGCTTGCTGATAACGAATCTAGTTATCAAGCTCATTCCAATCCCAACGATGACAAGCAAGCTGGTGACATGTCATGTGTACAAGCTATGGAACACAAAGCCAAGCAAGATGCTATCAACGCCATCCAAGAGATATTCGGCGAAACCAGCTTCGACAACGCACTACGCATTACTGTTCGCGAACGTATCTACGATCAAGTTGCTGGCTCATCCCCACGACTTGCTGAGTTCCTACGTCACGCATCTGACCAATGGTTGTCAGATAACGCAACTGAAATAGTAGACAAATCAATCAAATACACTAGTTGCGATATCACAACCTATATCGATTACGGTCAACAACACGAACGTACGAACATATCGTTCTTCGAACATGACTCGCTTGACCAAGCTGATCAACAGGCTATGCAACGTGAGTACGATGAATCGTTCTATCAATCACCTGAATGTGATCCTGACAATGCACGTTACATCGGCACACCACCCAAATCAGATAGCTGGGATGACAAAATGAAATCCGATTACACTGACCTTGGACGTGGATCTGAGGGTGTGCTTGGTGGCTTGTACACCAACACACGTCCTGAACCAACCTATCGCACACCCGACCAAAAGCGCACGTTACGCAAGACATTGCTATCCAGCGATAGTCATGCGGATCGTA